GTCTTAGTTTTAGTATTTGCCCAACTTGGACTAACATAATCTGCATGGTAATGTGTAGCACCTTCTGTTATGTCAAATATCTTAACACTACCCATTAATATTTCATTTACCATATACCTAATAGCATCGTATGCCGCTTGGTCAGTTACTTCATCGGACTTACCGTCGCAATACCAACTAAAATGACACTGGTGTCTAATAGGCACTAATTTTGTTAAATCTTTCCAACTGCGGCGATGTGGGCCTTGCATTACTACTTCACATATGGTATTTGGAAACCTGCTATCATCGACACGATTAAGTGTTACGTACATTACAGCCATCTGACCAACTATAGGTTGATTTCGAGCTTCGTGGTAAATGTTGTCATACAAACATGTTAGTTGCTTTTTACTGAAGTACCTGTAAATTTCGTTGTTGGCTTGAACAGGAGTAATTATATTTTGCAGTTGTATTACTAATATACTGCATAAAACAGCAATACCTACTAAAAGCATAGCGTAGATTCGCATTTTTGCTCCTTTTAATAGTTTAATACAGTATTATAATGCCACTTGACTGTTGTGTCAATAACCGGATAACGCCTTAGGAATCAATCCTTTAGCAGATAGATTAACATCATTTTGTCCTGCTGTTAGACTTGCCTTAATAGCATCTCCTGTAATATCAGTAGTTGCCATATCTTGTAATATCTGTCTTGTTCCTAAATTGTTTAGGTCGGCACCAAACGATTCAATAGAATTACCAAAAGACATAATAGTTGTTTTATTGCTAACACTAACTGATGTATCTATTCCTGCTTTTGTGAGTAGGTCTTTAGAATCACTCACTTGTTTAGCAATAGCGTCGTAGTCGTTGTAAACAGTTTCGCATGCCTCACGAAGTTCCAAACTTCCGATAGCAAGGAAAGATCGTAAATTGTTGTAATATGTATCGAGTTCAGTCTCTATGGCTGTGTACGCATCTGCTTTAGTAGCATAAGATCCTGCGCCTACTCCTGTTACCACATAAGGGCCTCCGCCACCGTCGGCCGCAACAGCAATTATATTATCATATCCTTGAATAATACTAAGGCCGTCTGAACTTGCTTGGACGATTGTTAACGCTGTGACTAATCTGTTTACTCTTTCTTCTAAAAATGCTCCTACCATTGGTCCTAGTATATCTAAAACATTTGGTTGACCGTATATACCAGCACCTGTTCCAATTTGAGTTAAAATAGAACTACTTGTGTCTGACGAAATAGGAGTGGTTAGTACGTCTAAGTTAGTAAGAGGGCCAGTGGTTGATAAGTTTTTAATAAACTTACCAAATTCAATATTATCTTCAATTTTTAGATTACTAAACGTTATTAAACTATCTGCTACTTCTGTAAAACTATTAAAAGTAGTTATATTATTGGATCTCAGTAAACTCTTCTTAGGTTCTAATATATCACTTAAAAACTCTAAACGTTCATTTTGTGCAAACTGAAATGCTTCTCTGAATTCTGTACTAACTGGAAGTTGTGCTAGTATAGAATACATTAAGTTTTCAAATTCTTCGTTGGTGATATCTATGTCTTCATCCAACCCTAAGTCGTTTATACGATTTTGTACAGTGGTACTTAGATTAAGTTCCGCATCCAGTATTACTTTAATAAGGCCTCTAGCGGTTCCATATATTTCTAAATTCTCATAATCAAATATAGTGCCTAAGTCAACAAAGTCATCGCCTAACTTAGTTAAGTTTTCTGCAGAGTTTGTAGTTAAAAATCCAGTAATTCCACTTGTACCAATATCACTTTGATTCTTTACGCCGGCTCCATAGTCTGACAAGTTGGTTGCGCTCTTATTAGCAACGTCTGCCATTAAACTATGTGATAACTGTGCATATCCAAAGGCTTGTAAAAAATATGTAGTAAATCTTGCTATGTCGCCTGCACCAAATAATGCTCTAGCATAATTGTAGTATGCTGTTCTCAGACTACTAGTTGGTGTTACAGATGTGTATGCGCTGGGTACATTGCCAACTACACCTGGAAAGATATCATTGCCAATGCCGTCAATCGAACCTCCTACATCAGTTATTGCAGTTTGTGCTTTGTTGATAATAGTAACATTGTACAAATTAGCAAATAGTGCATCCACAAAGGTATTATCCAATCCATTGTTGTCTAATAGTCCTTTAATTGCTGTGAGTGTACTAGGTTGAGACATTTACCCGCCTGTAATTACTGTGCCTGCGCCTGTAGCATTGCTGGCTCCACAATTATTTGCATCGCCGATTCTAGTTACTGGTATACCTCCAGCATTTACTGAGCCACTACCTGCTACTACTACAGGTCCGCAATGTGGTCCAGCAAGAGGCGGACATAGGCTGTCTGGTGTTAGTGTTGACCCAATAACTGCACAGGCTTGTCCTTCTACAATTACTGATTCGATTACTGCACCGACGATAGTACCACCATGTGTATTAATATCAGTTCGTCTAGATGTTGCTGGCATTTAGGCTCCTTTTGCAATTTGTATACCTGATGTGCCTTGTAAGTAACTATCAGCGGCTTCTTTAGTGGTAATACCGTGAAACACAATATGCTGATTCTTTAGCACTACTGTATTTATTTGCGCTGTCATGCCCATTGGAACCAAAGCCATACCTTGCTGACTTGGCATCAGTGAGAGAGGTTTTTCTACTTCAAACCCTTCTTCTTTACACTCTACAATTCTAGCAATACATTCCTGTCCTGTTACTAACATGAAAGTTACAATATCACCTTTGTCGTACTGTGGTTTGTTAATTAGCATTTAGTTCCTCAATTCTCTGTTTAATAACTTCTAATGGTGCTTTTGCAAGTCCTTGGTAACCACCTTCTACAAGTAGTTGTCCTTTTACGTACAGTTGTGGCACTGTCTTGTGACCCTCTGCTAAAACAAACTGCTTTGCTGATGAGTCTTTAATAATATTAACTTCCTCGTATGGGATGTTGTTTTCCTCCAGTAGTGCCTTTGCCTGAGAGCAGAAAGGACAATAGTCTTTTGTATATAATGTAATCATAAGAATTTTTTTACCTTTTCAAATACTTCGTCAAAGTTTGTAATAACTTCTTCGTTGTTATCAAACACAATGCTGTCCTCTAAATTAGGACAAGCATCACATATACAGTTGTATTCGTCTGCTGAACAGTCAGCAATATTGTCAATATGTGTGTAAGTATAACGCTTTTGTTCCATAAGAGCAACATCACGTTGCGTCATAATCCAGTTACCTAGTAGCTCGTACTCACTAAACCATTTAATGTTTGGTGTAGGAACACTGTCTGGATCTTCAGGAACATTATTAATTATCGCATCAAAAGGATCGCAGTTATTTCTTTTAATAAGAGCGTGTTTAAGTTTCAGCCAGTCCTCTTTATAAACAGGCATAAACTCTGTAACAAAACTATGAGGTACTTGACGTTCTATACCTAATGCATTTTGTAACACTTGGTAGTAACCCGGACTGTGTGTTTCGTTAGGCAGTATAAAATACTTGAGTAAGTCACCTTCCCATAAGTTGTACGGGTTTATACAAAATGTATCAGGGTCTTGTATGAGGATTACGTCTGCGTCTATGTAATCTAGACTAGCAAGTTTGAGTGCTTGTTGATACAACCAACTATTACGATAATCTCCAGGGATCCACCAGTTACGCACAGATGGATATAGACTATCCATCTCACCATCAAACATATAATTAAACTGACTTGTGTCGAGATACTTAGATAAAACTCTATCTAAAAATGGATTGTCTTCTGTATTTTCACTATTAGTGAATATGTACGTTTCGTCTATACCCTGGATATAGTGGTCAAACTGTAAACTTAAGCAAGTATGTGGTATTCTATAGTGTGCAACAAATAACGCTCGTGCAACCTTCACAAAGTCATACCTTTGAAGGTATCTCCGTCAACGTCTTGTTTTGTGCCACCAATTACATAACTACTAAGTTCTACTTCTTGTGGTGCTACCTGTACTTCAGCACCAGCAATCCACTTCTGTGTCCAAGGCAGAGGATTGCTTTGTCCTACTTTGTATGGAGAATCTAAGCCAATAGCAATCATACGCTTGTTGGCTAGCCATTCAACATACTCGCTCAGTAACTGTTTGTTAAGACCTATCATCGATCCGTCTTTAAACAAGTATTCTGCCCAAGCAGTTTCTTGTTCCACTGCGTTTACAAATATTTCTTGTACTTGCCCTTTCGTTTCTTCTTTAATCTTAGCAAAGTCTTTGTCATCTGTTGGCAGTAACTTTAACAATGCTTGGGTACTTGCAAGGTGTACATTTTCATCACGAGCAATAAACTTAATAATTTTAGCATTGCCTTCCATTTTCTTAAGTTCAGCAAATGCCCAACTACATGCAAATGAAACGTAGAAGCGAATACCTTCTAGTGCGTTAACACTATTGAGAGCAAGCCATAGTTTCTTCTTAAGTTCGTATACGCTTACTTCGAAACGCTTGCCGTTTGCTGTGTGACTGCCTTCACCAAACAAATTATATGCATGTGTGTATTGAATAAGTTCGTCGTAGTGTCCTGTAATCGCCTCTGCACAGCTAACAATCTCACCAATATCTGTTAGTTCATCAAACACTTTTGCAGGATCGCTGTACACATTACGAATAATATGTGTGTAACTACGACTGTGAATAGTTTCGTTAAATGCCCAAGTCTCTATCCAGGTTTCTAGTTCAGGAATCGTTGCTAGTGGCAAAAATGCTAGATTAGGTGAGCGTCCTTGTACACTGTCCAATAGGATTTGTCTTTTAAGGTTACTGGTAAAGATGTGTTGCTCATGCGCAGTTGAGTCTTTAAAGTCTTTGGCATCACGCATGACATCAACTTCCTCTGGTCTCCAAAAGAAACCTAACTGCTTGTCTGTAAGTTTTTCAAACTGTCTGTACTTTACTGTGTCGTAACGTTGTATACTACTGCCGCCTTTTGGATCTAGGAAGGCCAATGCCTTAAGGTGGTTACCTTTATTCTGTATATTAAAGACGCTCATTATTATATCCTATATTACGCAACTCTCACAGGCTTCGTCGTCGACTTCACCGGGTTGCAGTTCTTCTAATTTATTGATATCTATTTCACCTTGACCGTCATAGGTGTTGAAATAGTACAACTGTTTGCCACCATACTTATAAAACATCATTAGGTGCTTTAACA